CTGATGAATGGCGTGGTGGAGTACGGTTTAGATTTAATCTTGGTTCCACTTGCAACAAACAATTTAAAAAGCACAATAAAGAACTTAATGCTTTACGCATTGAACTAGAATTATTGAAGCTGTGTGGTCGTTATAAGAACCTAGAATTAGGCGAACAATTTGCAACCGTACGTGAAAAATGTAAAGACATAAAACCCATGCTTTTAGAAGAAACAGAATAATACTTGTAATATAGAGTAAATGTATTTATATTCCTTTTATGGGACTACCCAAGTTATTAACTGAACAACAAAAGAAATTTGCAGAACTACTTGTCTACAATGAAGGTCGTAAAACTCCTACAGAATGTGCTACTGAAGCTGGTTATGCTGAAGGGTCAGGTCACGTCCGAGCTTCTGAACTTCGTAACCCGAATAAATTCCCCCTTGTTGTTAAGTATATTGGCGAACTCAGGGCAGAAATCCAACAGAAATATGAAGTCTCGTTTGAAAGACACATTACAGAGCTTGGTCGTATACGGCAAGAAGCTTTGGCTAAAGGCGCTTTCTCTGCTGCTACAAATGCTGAAGTGGCTAGAGGTAAAGCTGCAGGCTTATATATTGAACAACGAATAAGCTTAACAGGTAAGATAGAAGATCTATCTATTGAAGACTTGGAAGCTAAAGCTAGAAAGATTATTGAAGATAACAAAGTATTAATAGAAGGCGATTTTAAGGAGATCAAAACAGATGGCAAGACTAGCTAAATCATATCAATCACATGTAGCGGGCCCAGCCAAGCGTACATCTATTGGTAACAGCACACTAACCAGACCAAAAAATAAACATAAAAAACGTTCCTTTAAAAAATATAGAGGACAAGGAAAAAGGTGTAACTAATGACAATACCCGGAACTACAGCAAGAGAACTTAACCTAAAACACATGAGCTATGACGTTAAGAAATTAGTACAAATACTAACAAAGTTTTGTGACACAGAAGCAGGACGAGATGCAGGTGTACAATTAATATCTCATCAAGGGTTAGATTTACCTATAAAAGAATTTAATTTGAGAGAAGTTAAAATGGTTGAGAACAAAATACTAGGCGCTAAAGATCGTTATCGTTGCTTAATTATCATTGACTAATTTACTTTGAAAAACGAATCTAAATTCTGGATAGAAGTTAAGAAAAATACACCTAATATAAAATGGACAAGGCTAGAGTCTTGGGCCTCTTTAGGCGTTCCAGACCTACTAGGATACCATGAAACTTGCGGCTTTTTTACAGTCGAACTTAAAGTAACTAAGAGTAAACGAGTATCCCTCTCACCACACCAAATATCGTTCCACATGACACACCCTGTCAATTCATTTATTCTTATTAAGACCCTCGAACAAAGAGCCCCGATACTTTATGAAGGAGCCGCTGCCCTGGACCTTGCTGCTTGCGGCTTGGAGCTTGCAGCTTGTCGCTTGCCGCTTGCGGCTTGGTCTGAGCTGGAGAACTTGCTGCTTGCAGCTTGCCGCTTGTAGCTTGCGGCTTGCACCTTAGAATCATTATAAACTGGCCCGGCGCTACGTTGACACTTAATCACGCTGCGGGCCCTGCGCCTACCTAGACGGAACCCAGGTTCAACAACGCGTGCCGCGTCTCCCCTGGGGGTTGCTGCTGCGGAAGAAAGGATAAGACCCCGCATCAATTCAATATTTCTGACGGTATTACAAAGCCGCTCGTATCGTGGCGGGCTTTGCCTTTAGCGGTTAACCCAATGATCACACCAGGCCCTGCGTCAGTAAAACGTGCGTCGTGCTCATCGCCATCAATAACAGGATAGCCGCGCCACGTCTCAGGCAGCTCACCAGAGAACACCACGGCCGCGCTGGTATGTTTTAGCACATCGTCCAGTTTATGGTCGTTATCTTCTGCACGTGAAAAAGTTAGGTGATAGTTAGCGGGTAACGTTTTATTTACAATTCTATTTTCTAATTTTGTGTAGTCGTAAAATTGTACATCGGGAAACAGCTGCATAATATTCATGCCAGTGTCGCCAACCTTGTATCTTTCATATGGCAGGTCGCTGGTGCCGTTAAGTCTTACGGCAGCCTTCAGGCCCTTGGCTTTTGCTTGGCGTCTAAGCTTGCTAATTTCGCCAGCCAGATCAAATAAAAATTGCTCGCGATCATTCCAGAATCTATTCGTCTTCTTGAGCCGCGCCGCTTGCACAACATTCATTGCGCCACGCCCTGCGGTATTGAGACAAGCAGCAGCACAACCAGCGGATGCGCCAGGGCAAACATTTTTCCCGCTTAAGTTATACGGCGCCATGTAAATGATGCCAGTGAGTACGCCCACTTTCTCAGATTTAATCGTTTTGTAATTGGTATTGATACCGAGTAGTTTTTGCATGTGTTTATCCCTTCTATTATTAATATCTTGTTATCCCATAGTATTAAACAAAGATCAAGTATTATCTTTGCAACTTAGAATCATTCTAAACTGGCCGCTTGCTGCTTGCTGCTTGTCGCTTGCGGCTTGCCGCCTGCTGCAGCCAATACGGGTTTGGCTTCTCGTAAAAATCTTTTGAGCCAACGGGTGGCGTGGCCCTTTCGGGCCGCTGCTGTTTAGTCATCCAGGGCCACTGGTGTTGAAAGACGTGTTAGAATGTTTTTGAACATATCGAAGCCTTGAGAAGTAGTATACATATACATATGCGTATCTTTAAAATCAAAGCCTTGAGAAGCAGCGTTATCAAACGCCGCCTCTGAGTCTCTGAAAAATATAGCCTCAGTTGCTACTTTTTTAATTTCCATAGTATTCCTTTCTTGTTATTAATAAAACAATATCCCATATTAATACATCATTGTCAAATATTATCTTTGCACATTAGAATCATTCTAAAAATTTCCCGCTTGCGGCTTGCGGCTTGTCTCTTGTGCCCTGGCAATCACCACCACGTTTTTTAAAGAGGTCTGCCCTCTATAGATTGCACTTAGGTCAGGGCTGTGCTTGAGTAGGTCTTACAGATATAACTACCATGCCTCTCAAGTCTGTTAATGCACTTGTGAATTGCCCTCTGCAATCACCAATGCAATCTCGTTGTTGTAGGCTTCCCGTTCAGCTATCTTTTGCTCTCGTGTCATGGTTTTGTTTTTCATACCTTTCACCATGTCAGCAAGATTGACGGGATTGTACATTGAAAGCCCAGTACTATTAACTGTAATCAGATCACTCTCATCACATTTAACACCTAGCTCGTTCATTAGTTCAACACCCTCATCAAGATAACGATAGGCTTTTAAACCAGTCATCATAGCTTTACGTTGTTCCTCGATTGTAGCGATCCAAGTTTCATGCGAACATATAAGCTGTGCTTTTTTCTTTTTGAAACTAACAAACATATCAAATTCCTCCACACTACACGCAATCGTTCTACTTCGACAATGGCTTGTGCCTATGATGTCAACATAGAATTGACTATCAAACTCATTACACAAACCAGTATTATTATCATTGCTTGAGTTATGTGAATGATAATTCGAATAACCTAGTTCCTTGTTGTTCGCTTCAATGTGTTGCGACTTGTGTGGGTTATCCGAGTTGTGCATTTGTTGTGGGTAGATGTCGGGATTTAATCCCTTTGCTTTTAGCTCATCTCTATAATAAGCAAACGCAAACTTCTCTCCACTACTTCCATAATCTCGGCTCTCGGTGCTACCATATAAACCAAAGTCTATATGCTCACTTAGATTTCTATCTGAATTAAAACCATTGTTGCCAAAATCACTATGCTCATCAAGATCCAAACCTTGAGCCATTGAGAAATAGAAGCATTTATCTTTTGCTACTACATCAACAGCATTACCATACAAGCCTTTGTAATAGTTTAAATGCTCACAATGTTGTGGTGGATATGATCTCTCTACTACTTCTTTTGCTTTTGCAAATACAGTAGCATAGTTTTCTTTTACTTCTTCCTTACAAGTGTCGTATGCTTGTCGTTCCAAAGTATCTTCTTTCTCTGCGTGATCTATATACCGATTGATTATCTTCTTTCGATATTCGTCATTCATTCTTAGTTTAGCCATAAGTTTATCCTTTCTCTATGGTTTGATTGTTATTATCTTGTATCATATTATGTGATATGCTGTCAACTAGATTAGCAAATGCTTGTGCATTTTGTGAAAGAAACTTCTCCATGCAACCCTTAGAATGAAATCGCTTGTAGCTTGGATCAAAGGTTTCGTCTTTGTGATAGCCTTGCTCTGTCCATACATACCATTGACTTGGATAGCCTCCACTATACTCGGCGTTGGGGTAGTACTTCTTACCACACCCAACGCAAAATCTTGCTTTGCTCAACTGTCAAGCCTCGATATGTTATCCCAAACTCGTGGCTCGGTATCAAATAAATCTTTCTTAGGTTTACCCTGTATATCTACAACACCAGTTGCGGTGCGGTAACCCTCAGGCTCGTTGTTGTCATCTACTTGTAAATAACAAACAGCGATATCATTATTCTTAGTCAACCATACTCTGCAGTTATCATCCCAGTTGCCATATCTTGTGACTTCTTTGCCTTGTCCTTTATGGTAATACTTAATTTTAAACCATCTTGTTTTTGCTACTTGGCTTTCTATTAGGTTGATTGTATTACCTTGAGCAATCTCATTTACTATTATACTTGTCATATCATATCCCTCGCTAAGTAGTATGCCATACGACATAGCACAATGAACTGTAATGCAATCGCTGGATATACTCCAATACCTGCGTTATAGCTGACTATTGATAAGGGTATTGATAACACTAACAACACCATTAATATTACTAACTCTATTATATCTCTCATTGTTTATCCTCTCGTTAATTAATAATTAAGTTATAACACTATCCCATACTATATAACAACTATTAAATAAAGTTATCCACAGGTTTCTTTGTACATTAGACGCATTCTAAACTGGCATAGCATACTACATATAGTATCTATCAGATTGCTACATACTACATGTAGTGCGCCCGCGTCCGCTCGGGCAGTCGGCCGCGCTCCGCGCTTCGAGGGGTCCCTTCGGGACTTTGGGGAGGTATCGTTTTGCAATCTTTAACCCCCATATGTAGTATAGGGATCCTAATGACATACTATATATAGCTTGATTTGAACGTTTACACGTGCTAAATTCATTTTCACTATTAAACAAAAGTGCAAAATTTTTTATAAAATTTTTTAAAATGTTAACACCAGAACAATTAAACAAATTACCTGAAGACACAAAAAAAGAATACCTACGCACAATGGTATTGCTTGACGAAAAGAAAAAAGAACAACTCATCCGCGATGACTTCTTAACTTTTGTAAAACACATGTGGCCTGAATTTATTGAAGGCGAACACCATAAGATAATGGCAGATAAGTTTAACCGCGTAGCGCGGGGCGAGCTCAAGCGACTTATTATCAACATGGCGCCTAGACATACCAAATCAGAATTTGCGAGTAACTATTTACCAGCATGGATG